TTTTTATTATTTACTACATTAACTTCATCTTTGTTTGCTACTGCCTTAAGCAATGGATTAAGTCTATCTCTTATATTGTCTGATAGTTTCTTTGTTCGTAAACCCTGAATGATTAACTCTGCTTTAACTGAATTTACCCCTTCAGGTTCTACCAAGTAGTTATCAAGACCAACCTCATCCATTGCCCTGTGTCCCATGAGTCCAGTGTTGTAAACAATTTTATCTATACCAATATCATTAAACACAGCAGGAACTGAATAAGTAACTATGTGATTTCTTAATCCAACAATCAACTTCCCTGATTGTCCAAGTCTTCCAAGACCTGTAATAGCATCACCACGTGCCAACACGCCTGCTAAATCAATATCTACAAAATCTGACGCTGTTGTCCAATCATCTTCATCATCAACAGCACTTCCTGTAAACTTTGTGTCCCTCCCCGGCACACCTGAAATCCATAAACGACTGTTAAGAGCTATTATATATTTACCCTTTGGTGGAATATCAGCAAGATCCGTTACATGCCATGCTGTATTGGCAGTAGGTGCGACAGCCCCATCATTTAATGCACCATTTGTTTCAGTATAATTAGTACCTATTGCGATTGGACTTACATTCTGTAACTTTGCAGCACCTGACACTGTATGATGATAAACATTCCAACCAGTAGCACCAACTATTGGTAACGGTGATGTAACTGTTGCAACATTACCGTACCAACCTGTGTTAGAAGTAGGCGGTAACGCACCATCATTTAAACTTCCAGTTGTTTCAGTGTAATTAGTCCCTATTGCTATTGGACTTACGTTCTGTAACTTTAAAGCACCTGATACTGTATGGTGATAAACATTCCAACCAGTAGCTCCAGCACTTGCCACTGGAGATGTAACAGTTAACACATCATTCCCACCAATAGCTTGTGATCTTTCTCCACCACTAAAAGCAACAGTTGGTTCTGAAGTATATCCAGAGCCACCAGACCCGATAGTAACAGAAGTTACAACACCACCTGTAAGGACTGCTGTGCCTGCTGCACTAGATCCTCCACCGCCACTAAAAGTAACAGTTGGAGCAGTTGAATAACCAGCACCACCTGCTGGAACAATGACAGAACTTACGGCAGTACCTGTAAGAACTGCTGTACCAGTAGCACCAGAAGCAGTTGGAGTACTTTCACCATTGGCAGTAATATATGTTGTAGATACATAATAGGTTCTAGATAATTTTGAGCCATCAGTTGTAACACCAGTTGTTGGAATAGCAGGTTGTGCTACATCATTAATTCCGATAGCTTGAGTTGATTCCTCACTGGGGATAGACTCTCCATTAGCAGTAGTATAAGTTACAGTAACATAATAAGTTCTAGCTGTTTTTGCCCCACCTAAAACAGTTCCTGATCCTGTAGTAGGAGTAGCAGTCTTAGGCATGTAACCATACTTGAATGGATTATCTATACCGTTTGACATACACAACTTTGTGCGAAACATTGTCCAATTCAATGGATAGGTTGCAGTCAATCCTGTTTTGATTACTGTAGAAAAACCACCAGTTGTAGAATTGTATCTTAACAACCTAGTATCTGCTTGTGCTAATACTTCAAATGTATCAGGATAGTCACCCTCATAGATCATTAATGAATCTATCTTTGGGCCTGCACTATCAAGTTTAAATATTATGTCTTGTGTGGTATCAGCAACCCAACCAGTATTAACAGTATTGGTAGCGAATGCATTGCTCCCATGAGAAGGAGTGGAAGAATCAGTACCGATACGAATGTAATTACTGGAATCACCAGAATTGTACTCAAGAAAAATAGCATAATTACCAGCAGTTGCAACATAAGGCTCCTCAAAAGAAAATTGTACAAAAGCAAATGTTCCTGTCAATACAGATACATCAACATCTATACTGGTTGCAAGTACAGAACCAGTAGGCAAACCACTCGTTCCGACTGAACCAGTAACAGCATATATCTTAGCCTTCATTACACTGTCTGCTGTCGGTGTACCAACCTTGTCCAGAAAAAAATCTACCGTTTGTATATTTTTGTCAGAAGCTAATGTTACTGCAAATCCAACTTGTTCGTTACTGTTAGAATACATTGATATCTGTGCTGATTTATTACTTGAAGCATAAGTATCTATACTGTTCCCTGCCGCATGACCTGCCGCCACCGTGTTGAATAATGTTCTGCCCCTTCGTTTGGATACCTCACCATTCAACGCAACACGAGCATTCTGTAGTTCAGTAGCATAATCAGCAGATATGTTACCTTCACCTACAGCAATATCGAAGAGTCCTTTGTTGTTACTCTCAAATACTTTTTGCTTCATTCCTGCCATTAGCGTGCCACCCTATAATTCTTACGAGTTAATGGGACAAACCTTACAGAACCTCTATCTCTGCCTAGTAACTTCCTTAATAAACTATTAGCTAATGCCATCTCACGATCCCTCTTGCCAAAATCCTGATCATACTCTGCATACTTAGCCTTGACCATGTGGCGTATTACTACTTCCTGAAACGGTGTCGTGTCTGAATCAGCACTAATATCAGACAAATCTTTCGTATACCAATACGCCATTATCTTTCCGTTTTCATCTGACGTTGGTACTGGATCTACTTTTATCTGGTGTACCTGAGACGCATTCTTTCCCCAAGGAACCCATACGATTGGTAGTCCTGTGTTATTCTGTATAACAAACTCTTGGAAATCTTGATTGTTGTTAACCTTGTAAACAAACTTATTTTCAGAATCCATATAAAACCGTTCTCCAACAATTCTCGTTACATCCGCATTGGACGCAAGCGTATATGTTGAAGTATCTGTAACTAATGTAATGCTCGCCTCTTCCTTGAGGATAGACCAGTTATTCATTATGTTCAGCTCTTGGATAGCTTCATTAATATAATCCAAGATACGCTGTTTAGAATCAGCAACCAGACTGGACGATGAATCCAAGCCTAAGTCACGTAATACAGGATCTCTTAGTGTAGTGAGAGACATTTTTTCTCCGTTATCATTTTAATTGCTTCAGCCCAATATTTACTATTCTTACTTGCATCAAAGTGTTCGTGAACATATTTCTGTGCTGCCTTACCTACACGTTCACGGATAGAAGGATGTTCAACAAGCTTGTCCACCCAAAATTCAAACTCTTCTGTGTTCGTATATAAGAAACCATTTTCACCATGCGTAATTAATTTAGAGTAAGGCTCTATATCTTTAACAACACAAGGGATACCTAATGCAGAATATTCAACCCACTTGATTGGGCTTTTACTTTTGTTTAAATCATTATCAGCTAAAGGAATAACTCCTATGTCTGCATTTAATAAAATCTGTTTGTATGGATGAACCTTTATATCGACCAAACCATGATGTACAATATTAACGTTTTCATGTTTTGTTGATATGTTTTTTAACTCAGAAGATATTTTGTTTAAGTCTTCGTAATTAGAAGAATCACCATGCCATGTGATTATAATTTTATTATCCTTCTCAATCTTGTACGGTTTCCAGATATTAAAATCTAAAGAACTTGGCAACACAGTAATGTTATCGTTATACTCACCATACACATCAGCTAACTTTGGAGTAGTTACAAAAACACCATCTGCTTTTCCTAAAATTTCCTTTGCTATCTCTATCTTATCTTCATTATTTTCTATAAATATATCATCATCGTGATCAATAATAACTTTCTTTGAATGAGACATGTCCTTCATTACGGTTACTAAGCGTAAAGACTCTTCGTTTGACGCACGAGGAATAATAACAACATCGCATGTTTGCAACAACTGGAACAAACTATTATCCATGCCACTGCCTGCCCCACCAACAGCTACATCAAAATCATTCTCCTCGCTTAAGAAAGTTAATGGTTGCTCAATCCTGTAAAAACCACACGCTCCCTTGTCACGAACAATTCCACAAACTTTTATGTATTCCATTATCTAAGGTAAACGATGCACCATAACTGAATGTTAAGCCATGTTCTGTGGAAGAAATCAGTAATCATTGTTGTCATGCTTTTCATAAATGATAACCCTGTGGTAAATCTTCGTTATTTTTATTTAACTTCTCTAGGTTCTCTATCATCGCCACTTGATTCTCTACTTGCTTTTTAAGAACATCTATCTGTGACTCAAGGATTGCACACCTTGTGCGTAATTGAGATTCTACAGGAGATTCCTTTGGGGTTTCTTTAGTTGCTTCATTTGATTCACCACCATAGGTAGTTAACATAATTAAAAATTCTGGTTACAGGTTCTAAATTCTGGATGATCAGAGAAGAAACGTTTGACTGCTTTCTTCATAGATTTCTGGTCACCATCGACTATATCTTTATATTTAGGTTGCATCAGAAATACAGAAGGAATACTACCCACCTTCCTCATCAACCTTTTATCTGAAAAACCATTATCGCTATAAGTACGAACATCCTTTGTCTCTCTTCCAACTGGGTCAGTATCCTGAATATGCGTTATACCCAGACCACCCTTGGCGAAATCATTAGGCTTTGTATATTCTAAACGTGTAGCAAGCTGGTCTAACATGTCATCATTTATCATAATAAAGTATAAGTAAGGGAGGGTTGCCCCTCCCATACTCATTAAGGTTTATCAACTATTAGCTAGTTGTCGTATTCATTACAGTTCCGCTAGCTGCTTCATTATAAGACACCAACGTCCACTCAGCTTCGACCATTCCCCTTCGGGCTGATCCAACCTTTGCAAGTGGAGTATGTTTAACTGGACGTAGCATTGCTATAGACCACATATCCTTCTGTAATATACTAACAGCTTTTAATGGCATATAACGATCAAGTATGATACGTTGCAGTCCGAAATCACTTTCGTATACATCAACGGAAAGAACCAACTTCTTAGCGAAGGCCTCAATGTTTTTCGTTGAGCCTGCGGTGAAGCTAGAAATCTTTCGTTTATTCCAACCGTGTGCATATGTCGTGTCAGGATTTCCACCCTGAATGAAACATTCCTGCAATATACCGTTATATGAATCTTCCGTTATATCAGCAGTACCTCCCATCGAAGCTGTATTAGTTGTTACCCAACCAGTTCCTGTACCGCCTGTGGTACTATCACTGATTCCTCTAGAACCTCTTGCAACGGAAGCAGAACCTGCAGCAGATTCTCCTTTTACAATCGCAACTTCCATGCCACGAGCGATATTCTTAAGAGCTTTGGCTAGTTGATACTCATACTCGCCACCCTTAATACCAACTTTATCTACCGCATCCAAGGTATCCGATACTTGGAACCCTTCACGGTTGATCTGGCAGTAGTTACTATGTCTCGTTCTTGCGGTGAGAGTAGGATCTACAAAGTCAGCTCCCTCCACAACCGTTGTATTTGCAGCCGTTCCTAAAGTATCAGTGACCCATTCATGCACTGTGCCATTAGCTTTAGATTTTTTAAAGCCAGAAAGCATTGGCGTTTCGGTGGGTGATATGTTTACGATTATATCCAGAAGATCTTCACGTAAACCACCAACTCCGATAGACATTGTCCCAGCTTGGTATGTTTGAAATGTTGC